ATTGCTATGATGGATATGAATAAAGCGCATTTTGACTTAGATGGTGACAGTTTAAGATTAACTATGCCTATCGCTAAAGTCGATGAAGAGCGTCGCGTAGTAAGTGGTTTTGCTACGCTAGATAATGTAGATCGTCAAGGTGATGTTCTTTTATCAGAAGCATCCCGTAAAGCATTTGAAAATTTCCGTGGGAATGTTCGTTTAATGCATCAGCCGATTCCTGCTGGTAAAGTTATTTCTTTCCGTGAAAATTCATTTTATGATAAATCTAGTGGAAAAACCTATAATGGTATTTTTGTAGATGCATATATTTCAAAAGGTGCAGAAAATATTTGGCAGATGGTATTAGATGGTACACTAACAGGATTTTCTATTGGCGGAAGGATAGTAGATTTTGAAAACAAAATGGATAATCCAGATGAAGAAAATCCTGTGAGAGTTGTCAAAGAATATGAGTTAATGGAACTTTCATTAGTTGACTCTCCCGCTAATCAATTTGCAAATATTTTTTCTATTCAAAAACTAGGTGACGAAATAGTTACTTCTGGAATGGCTACTGAATTTTCAACTGAAAATGTATTTTGGTGCCTAACAGATAAAATTGCTATTACTGAAAAATCTGACTCTGCTGATTGCCCAATTTGTCATTCTCAAATGAATGAAATTGGCTGGGTAGAATCAAATGATATTAAAAAGAATGAAGAAGTTGGCAAAGTAGTTGACATGTATTTAGCAAAAGCAGATAACGTTAAAGTGGGAGACTTTGTTTCTTGGGGATCATCTGGTGGAACGGCAAGAGGAAAAGTACAAAGAGTTGTGCGATCAGGTTCGGTTAAAGTTCCAGATTCAGATTTTACAATCAATGCAGAAGAAGGTAACCCAGCAGTCCTTATTAGGGTTTATAGAAAAGGTGCAGATGGGTGGGAAAGAACTGACCGTGTAGTTGGACATAAAATGAGTACTCTTACAAGAATATCTTCATTAGATAAAATGCATGATGAAGATATGGAAGATGATGAAAATGATGATGAAGAAATGAAGAAAGAAACTATTACTAATGAAACTGCAACTAATAAGCAGCCAAGTCAAGGTAATCGTGGAGGAATACCACAGCCAAAGAAAAAGATTAAAAGAAAGTATATTAAAGAGGAAGGCAAGGTCTCAAAAGGTGACTTTGTAGCATTTTCAGATAACAATAAATTACAAAAAGGTAGAGTCGTAAATATTATAGACTCCCTAGCAAAAATTAGACTTTTTGAAAAACAAAATGATTCATTCGTTTCAACGGACTTATTTGTCAATAAAGAAATTAATAGTTTGTCAAAACTTAAAGTTAAATTTTTATCATCAATTAATAAAGATGAAGAAAATAAAATAAATGAACTAGTTTCTCAACATAATGAAAAATATGGTAATGTTAACTCTAAGAAGGTAACGTTTGCTGCAATTAAAAAGGTTTTTAATCGCGGAATAGACGCTTACCGAAAGCATCCAAATTCGGTAAGTTCAGATGTTTCCTCAGAAGAGCAATGGGCATATGCGAGAGTAAACGGATTTTTACAGGCAGTAAGAACTGGAAAATTCAGGAAAATACCATATGACACAGATTTGTTGCCAAAGGGTCATCCATTGTCAACAGAAAAGTCAGATGCAAATGATCTGACTATTATGAAACGAAAAGGAGGTGTTGAAGTGGCTGATAACGAAACAAGCCATGAAGAACTTGACACCGCCCAGGCTATAGACGAAACTTCTGAAGAAGTTGCGTTTGAGGTAGAAGAAACTGTAGAGGATGTAGTTACAGAGGCTTTGGCTATGGCGAAGTCTGATAGCGTTGAAGTTAATGACGCCGTAGACACTTCCTCAGAAGTTTTTGATATGGAGAAGGCCCTTGGCGATGTAAAGTCCTTTGTAGAAGAAGCCCTCACAAAATCATCAGAAGCAAGCACGGAGTCTCTTGATAAGATTACGACTGCTGTACTAGAACTTGCAAAGGCTGTTGATGAAAAGGTTGGACAACTACAGGCTAAATACGAAGAAGTTACTAAGAGTTTGGCTGATCTTAATAATGCTACTACAGAAATTGCTACTCGCGTAGAATCTGTAGAGGAAGATACAGCAATCAAGAAGTCTGGTGAACTGGAATCCAGTATCCCAGAACAACCTATAGTAAAGAAATCACTATGGGGCGGACGCTTCCTCAGTTCCGCAGAACTATTTAATTAAAATATGAAAGAGAGGTGTAAAGAAAAGCATGAGTGACGTAATTAATAAGGCCGCTGCTGCTCTGAATGTTGGTACAGGTGCAGTCATTTCCGATCTTGCCTCAAGTGGCGACATGGAAAACTTGACTAGCAACCCCCTAACTCAGAATGGTGGCGTCCTACTTCCAGAACAATCCCGTCGCTTCCTAGACTATGTGTTTGATCAGATGGTACTAGGCAACGACGGTCGCAGACAAATCATGCGTGCAAATACTGCTGAATTCGATAAGATTCAGGTAGGCACACGCTTGATCCGCAAGGCATCACAGGCAAGTGAGAACATTTTCGATGCTGGTGCAGGCACAATCGGTTATGAAAACCGTGGTGCTCAATTCACCAAGGTTGAAATCGTCACCACTAAGTTCCGCTTGGACTACGAACTCTCAACTGAGGCACTTGAGGATAACATTGAAGGCTCCGCCCTTGAAGATCATATTGTCCGCCTTATGGCTGGTCAATTTGGTAACGATCTTGAAGATATCGCTATCAATGGTCTTGCTGCACAAGGCACTGCATCATACGCTGGTACTACATACCCATATACAATTGATGGGTTTGTTGCGCTTGCTGATGGTGCTGCTGGTGGAACACACTTTGGTACTGCTGCTACACTTACTACAGCATCTACCTTCTTCACCGCAGCCACAACTGCAGGACAAATCAAGACAGGCTCTGCAATTGCCTTCTTTGAGAATCTTTACAATGCACTCCCTCGTAAGTTCAAGGCTCGTCGTCAGGAACTGAAGTTCTACGCTTCAACCAAGAATGTTCAAACCCTTCTGACAGATCTACGTCAGATCGGTTCTGGCGGTGTCCCAGAAGATATTGCTTCTTCAGTATTGCGTGGTACTCCACCCCGTATGGGTGGTGCTGCTGGTATGACAACTTCTATTTTCGGTATCCCCGTCATGGAAGTTCCACTATACCCAGATCACTACGTTGACCTTACGTTCCCACAGAACAGAATCTGGGGTTTCCAGAGAGATGTTACTGTCCACCGTGAGTTCAAGCCAAAGAAAGACACAGTAGAATACACTGTTTATGTCCGAATGGGTCTAAACATTGAAGAATTATCTGCTATGGCCAAGGCTAACGCTGTAACTGGCTGATAAACAACTTAATATTGGTTAGAGGGCTGAGAAATCAGCCCTCTTTCCATATTCTAATGTATAGTAAAATAGAATTAATACTACTTGGCGGTGCTAAATGATTGAATATTTAAGAGCAGATGATTCTTCTTTAAATATTACTTATACTGTAAATGCTTATGCAGATAATGTGTACTTTGAAGCATATGATTTAGATACTAAAGAGTTTTTACAATCTGGTGCTGCAACTGCTTCTGCTGCCTCTGCTACTTTTATTGCCACCTTGAATAAAGATACAACTGCTTATGATAGAAATATTAAAATAGAGTTTGTCTCAACTAATCAAGGGTCAGCGACGGCAGAAATTAAACAGTATTCACTGGTAAGACCTTATGCCACTATATCAAGAATCAAAGAACTTATAGATGTTCCTGCTGGAATATCAGATGAAAAATTAAAAGTTCTTGAAAGAAGAGCAAGGCTATCACTTAATTCATTTATTGGATATTCTTTTTATAAAGAAAAAAGAGATCTCACTGTTTATGGTAATAACACCGATGTATTGACTCTTCCAGAAAATCTTTTAGAAATTAATGAAATACATGAAGATGATATATTAGTATATAAAAAAGATTCAGTTACATATCAATTCGATTATCCAATAGAAGTTGCAGATTCTGGCAAAAGAATAAAAATTGTAAATCAAGATCCTGAAGGAAAAGAAATAGCAGAATTTCCAATATTCTCTGTATTTACATTTAGAAATACTTTTAAGAAAGATTGTGCTTATAAAATTAGTGGAATATTTGGATGGGAATATATCCCAGCAGATATTGAAGAGGCTTCAGCGTTATTAGTAAATGATTATTTATGCAATGATTTCAATATTAGAAATAAAAATATTTCACAATTATCCAATGACTCATATGATATAAAATATGGTGCAGATTCTGCAACTGGTACAGGAAATTTACTTGTAGATAATCTTATTGCACACTATAAAGAATCTAGATATTTGGTGATTTAAATGCCAAACTGTATTGTTTCTACTGCATATACAATGAAAGCAGATATTTATAGTGCATCTATAACACAAGATGCTACTGGCGCTGTAGTTAAACAATGGACATATGAAAAAACAATTGATTGTTTTGCTAGAGGAATTATTAGAAAAGGCGTTGGAGACAACTCTACTGTTGTAGAAATAAATAATTATTTAAATATTTTACATTCTATGGTTAAACTTAGAGCATCAGAAATTATTCCATCAGACAGAAGAGTCGTTAAAATTAGAAATAATTCTGGAATTATATTTTTAGAAAATCAAGATCCATCTTCAGATGGCGGTTTTGAAAACTCTACTATATTTGAGCCAAGAGGCAGCACCCCGCTAATCAATTTTGACGGCTCTATAATAGAGTATGAAACCGTTTTAATGAGACAGGAAATACAGGAACTATAATATGGCCACTAAAGTATTTAATACTGATAAATTTGTTGAGAAGGTCATGTCGTTAACGACGTATGACTCTACTTTACTTAATAATCTTTATTTAAATCCTATTAATCAACAAAAAATTAATCGTGGAGCGGCCTTTTTAATTAAAAATTATTTTAATGAATATATGGATGCAAAAGCCAGACAAAATCCAACAGCCTATCACCATGTTTATGAGTTTAATAAAACTGGAGACAGAAATTCAAGATTATTTAAAGCAAATGTAACTAGTACACCTGATGGTTCTGCTACTATTACTTATAATTTTACTCCATCAAGAGAGCCAAATAAAGAGGGGTATGTATTTAAAAATAAAGCAGAGGTTATGGAAGATAATGAAACAATTATTATTAATCCAAAAACAAAAGAATATCTTAAATATACTTTAGAGGATGGAAGATTTGTTACAAGCAAACAGTCTGTAGTAGAAAATCCTGGTGGGCCAGCAGTAGCAAGATCATTTGAAACAACGTTTTCAAAATTTATGGCAACACAGCCAGGAACAATTATTCAAAAATTCAAGTTTTTTGATTTTGTAGAAAGAGCAATTATTCAAAAAAGAAAATCTGCTACTCCAAGATTAAATAAAGGAATAATATCAGATGCCAGAATGCTTGCTAAAATAGATTCAGATCAAATTGCAGAAGGGGTCAGTACTCAATATGTCTAATTATATGGAACTTCCTATAGTTCATATAAATAATTATTTATGGGATTTAGCAAGCGGCAATATTCCAGGACAGCCTGCTATAGCAAGTGCAGTTTGGAATACTAGTCTCTATACCTTCAAGCCATTTTATCCAGTAAGTGAAACTCTTGCCCCAGACTCTGCAACAATGCCATTCGTACTCTATGACTATATTTTTACATCTAGGCCAGGAACATTATGGCCAATAGAAAAAGAGGAAGCGGATTATATAATTGTTGGAGATATTCCACAAATTTTTTATGTGAAAAATTTCATAGTAGATACATTACAAAAATTTGATACTAGTGCTAATGAAATTAACAAATATCTTATAGGATCTAATGCAACTGTTCATTTTAAATATATTACGGCAGAGCAGGACAACTACATTGCCGATGAAAAAAGAATAGATAGTTTTAAACCCAAGTTTATAACATGCGTAAAAGTATGTTATGAGTACACTAAATAAACGCTTATATGATAAGATAATCAATGAGGAAGCGTTAAAAATTCGCTTTCAAGGAGGTGAAAAATAAATGGCCAGAAACTTTAATGAGAAAAACATCATCGTAGGCGCCGCAACAGTTTATGTTGGCCCCAAAAATGATGAGCAAAAACTAATCAATGTTAATGCATCAAATGCCTCTGCACAAAAGCCTGGAAACGTAGTAAATACTACCGATGGCGACTGGTATCACCTTGGTTATACTATGGAGGGCGTTACCCTTAATATTGAGCCAACCTTTAACGATGTTATGGTTGACCAACTTTTGGACACCGCTCGTCTATTCAAGACTTCTCAGCGAGTAACCGTTGCTACCTCACTTACTGAGGCAACACTAGAGAATCTTTATGTAACTATTGGTGGCGCTACTGGCGCTGCTGGTGACTTCCTAACAGCATCTGCTGGTGGAGGGGTTAATGATATCGCTCTAGCCGATGGATCTACATCAAATACTAATGCAACAAGCGGTGTAGCAGTTTCAGGTACAACTGCATCTGCACAAACCGTCAACGTATTACATTTGAATGGTGGTTCTCTTGGTATTGCTCCTGTAGAAAGATCAGTATGTTTCGTAGGTTCTGCCCCCAAGTCAGTTGCTGAAATGGGTAGCGTTCCTTCAGGGCATTCAACTGGTTTAGCAGAAAGAATTTACATTCTTTACCGCGCAGTTTCAGTAGAAGCAGTTGGGGTTGGTGTTCGTCGTGATGACGCAACAGTGTTCCCAATTAACTTCCGAGTTATGCCTTCTTCACTGAACAAAGCACCAGATGACAACGCAGCATACGGTAAGATTATTGACAGAGTATTCTGATATTTAAAAATGCTCTATGGTAAAGACGTAGTATTTACTACGTCTTTATCATTTATGGTGTATAATATTTTTAAATAACGAAAGGAATTTTTATGGCAACTCAGGTTTATGAAACTATTGAATTAGAATTGCTAGATGGTCGCACCATCACAATCAAGCCATTAAATCTAAAGAACTTAAGATTAGTAATGAAAGAATGGCAGAAGGCTTCAGAGGTGAAGAGCGAGGACGAGTTCCTTGATGTTCTTGTTAAGTGTACTTCTATCGCTTTCCGTCAATTTGCACCAGACTTGGCAGAAACCACAGAGGATCTTGAAGAACTAGTTGACCTACAAACTATGTATAAGATTCTTGAAGTTGCTGCTGATATTAGGTTGAATGACCCAAACCTAGTAGCGACGGCTCAGGAACTCGCTGGGAGGAACTAGACCTAGCATCAATGCTAGGTGAAGTTTTTCTCTTGGGGCACTGGAAAGACTATGATGAACTTGAATCGTCGCTATCAATGCCAGAACTTTCAGCAACACTTAAAGCAATGTATGAATCTGAGAGAAGGAGGCAAAAGTTTATGGCGGCTCTTCAAGGAATAAACATTGACGAGCATATTGATGAAACTATCGACAAAGAGATTGAAGATAAAATCCCAACGGTAGAAGAAATTCAGGCCAGGGCTTTTGCTAGATTAACTGGTGATAGAAATATGGCTGGCGCTATTAGTCAAGGTCTTACTCCAGAAATGGGCGTAGAATATAAAATAGCGGAGGGGACTCAGTTTGGCTAATATCCACTCTACCATTACATATAATGCTAATTTAAGTCCTGCCCAGGCTCAAATAAAAAGTCTTACTGGTCAAATTGCTGGGCTCACTGCCGCCTTTAATACTTTAGATGCAAGCGCAAGAAAAGCGCAAACTAGTTTAGCCACCGCATTTGCTACCGACGTAGGACAAATCGGTGGCTTTACTACGCAAACAGTAAGAGCGCATAATGCTGTAGAAAGTTTTGGAAAACAACTATCAGCAAATAAACTTTCAATGCGTGAATATTTCCGTGAGGCTATTACTGGATATACCAGGCAAAATAGCATGTTGAAACAACTTGCCGAGCAACAAGTAAAATATCAACAATCTGTCATGGTTCCAACTGGACCTGGGCAGGGTATGATGATTACACCCAATAATCTTGCTGCTACTGGTACAGCGGCAGCAATGGCATCTCAAAAGTTTTCAATATTTAATGAACTTGTAGATGGTGGAGCAAACAAACTATTAAACTTTGGTAAGAATACGCAATGGGCTGGCCGACAACTAATGGTAGGCTTTACAGTCCCCCTATTGATGTTTACAGCAGTAATGTCAAAACAGTTCCGTGACTTAGATAAAGAATTAACAAGATTCCAGAAAGTTTATGGATCTGATCTTGGTAATGCTTTTGGCGAATCAACTATGAGAATGCGTGAGCAAGTTGAAGAACTTGCCTATAGCATTTCTAGAACATATGGTATTGCTGCAAAAGAAACTGCTGCCCTTGCTGCTGATATTGCTGCTACTGGACAAGAAGGTCAAGCCCTTCTTGATTCCGTACAACAAACTACAAGATTAGCAGTATTAGGTGAAGTTGATAGACAAGAGGCTATGAAAGCAACTCTTGCTATTCAAAGTGCATTTAAACAAGATACAAATGAATTAGCAGAATCTATTAACTTTTTGAATGCTGTTGAAAACCAAACATCTACAACATTACAAGATTTATCAACCGCCATTCCAAAAGTTGGTCCAGTTGTTAGAAGTCTGGGTGGAGATATTGAAGATCTTGCAACACTTCTTGTTGCCATGCGTGAGGGTGGTATTCCTGCGGCGGAAGCAGCGAATGCATTAAAGTCTGGTCTAGCATCTCTTATTAATCCAACTAAACAAGCAAGTGAAGTTGCAAAACAGTTCGGTATTGATTTAGTTGGAATTGTTCAGGCTAATAAAGGCGAATTAATGCCAACTATTTATGGTGTTCAAGAGGCATTATCAGGATTAGATAGTTTTTCTAGGTCAAAAGTTATTGAACAGATCTTTGGTAAGTATCAATTTGCTAGAATGACGGCACTATTTGATAATATTGGAAAAACTGGATCACAGACACAACAAGTACTTGAATTAGCGTCTAAGAGTTCTGCAGATCTTGCTGCAATTGCAAATACAGAAATTAAAGCATTAACAGAATCAACATCTGTCAAGTTTATGAGAACATTAGAAGAATTAAAAAATTCTTTAATGCCACTTGCAGAAACATTAACTAAAACCCTCATTCCCATTTTTGATACTATCGGTAAAGGAATCAGAATGTTCTCTGATTTCTTCCAGGCATTACCAGAGCCAATAAAGAATTTTGTTAAATATGGTGTTGCTATAACCGCCCTTGCTGGTCCTGTAATTATGCTTGTTGGTTTATTTGGAAATCTTATTGCTAATGGCATTAAGTTTGGAATGATGCTTACAAGAATGGGTGCAAGAATCGCTGGCCTTAGATTTGAAAAATTTGAATTACTTAATGCAGATGTTATGGCTGCAAAACTTGGTGTAGATAATTTAACAAAATCATTTGATACTCAGGAAAGAGCCCTGTCAAGACTTGTTGGTGTAATGACAAATTATGAAAATTCATTAAGAAGAATGTCAACTGCTAATCCTGCCTTATTTATTCCTGGGGCCATGCCTGGGCGCGGAGTACAGGCTCCTATTAGAAGACAAACTGGATCTACAAGGCCAGAATTTGTTCCAGGAACTGGACGAGGGGATAAAATACCAGCCCTGCTTGAGCCTGGTGAATTTATTGTAAATAAATCTGCTACACAAAAATATGCTCCAGTTCTTGTTGCAATGAATAGAGGGTCTTTACCAGGCTTCCAAGAAGGTGGGTCTCCAAATAGACTTGCTCATATTACTGGATCTAGAACAGTCCCAATAACTAGTGCTATAGAAGTTGCTTCTCCTGCATCAAGAAGAGTCCTTGAAGAAATGCTTAGACAAGGTATTACAGAAGTTAAAACATTTAATAATCTTGTTGTTAATTTATCTAAAACAACTAATGATGCTCTTAATACAGAAAAACAAGGAAGCGGTGTAAGAAAGAGCATTCTTGCAGCAGAATTACAAGAAAAAGATAGATGGGCCACAATGATGAAGGCTACAGGTGTATCTTTCGATCAATTGCAGCCAACGATTAAAGGCATAACTGGCGCAATGGCTAAATTAGAAGGAGAGTTAATTAATGATCCTCAACTATATAAAATAGTAGAGGCTGAGTTGATTAAACTTTCCAACGCTGGTGACGTTGCTGCGCAAAGATTGCTTGCTATGTCAAAACAATATGGAACATTTGAATATTTAAGAACTCAAGAAGGTAAGGTTCGTCCAGGAAGAGCGGCTTTAGGTGTTGCTGCATCTGGAGTTGGTACATATAAAGGTGGTAGATTAGCAGCAGATTCTTGGGTAAGAGAATCTCTATTGAATTTTGAAAAAGCATTAGATCAGGCTATGGTTAGAGCACTTAGATCATCTTCTCCATCTAAAAATGCAGAATTGATTGCTAAAGAGCAGGGTAAGAATATTGCTCAAGGCGCATTGAATGGACTAAGGTCAGGAATGGCTGCTCCAAAGACAGGAATTGAATCAATATCTAATGCTCAAAAAGTTGCTCAAGCCGATCAAACAATTCTTAAATATAAAGAATTACAGGCCAAATTTATTAGCCGACGCTCCATTGTTGAACAACAAATTGCTAGCATCAATGCTGAAATTTATAAACTTGAGCAACAATTTAAACGAGGTCAAATAAATCTTGTTGAATTCCAGCAAAGAAAAGCCTCTCTACAAGCAGATATTGTTAAATTTGATACAGAATTAAAAGATGCATCAAGTAAAGAAAAAATGTATCAAGATAGGATTAACGCCGCTCAACAAAGAAGGGCTATTGCTTTAGAAAAAATTGCAAGTCAACAATCAACTCCTGGTTATGCGTGGGGTCCTGGAGGAGTTCCAGAAGATAGAAAGGCTATAGCCGCAGCAAGAAGAATTCAGGCTGGATATGAAAAGCCAGGAGATAGACAATTAGCGTCACAATTTTTTGCTATGCCCGCTTCATCGTCATCAGATAAAACTGGTCCAACTGCCAAATTGAGAGAGACTAGAGAGTCTATTCCTGGTATGCGCGGTCAAGGTGCCATGAATGCTATGTTTATGGCCTCTATGCTTGCTTCAAGTTTTAGTATGGTTTCTGGTGCTTCTGGAGATCTTGCTGCTAAATTAGGTATTTTAACTACCGCAGTTATGACTGCATCTAGTGCAATGATGATGTTCCAAGGTAAAAATGTTGCAGGAAACTTCTTAGGATTAGGATCGGCTGGCAGAGGAATTACACAAATTGCTCAGAGAAGATCAATTTCATCTGCATTGCCATCACAGGCTTTAATTGCTGGGACAAAACTTCCAGTAGGGGCTAATGCAGCAGGATTTACTCAAATGTCAAGTAAAGTAGCGGCAGAAGCAGCAAAGAGTGCTGGCAAAGTTTCTATGATGACAAATGCTTTAAATGGTTTAGGATCAACATTATCTATGCTTGGTGGGCCATGGGGAATGGCCGCAGCGGCTGGAATTGCAGGAGTAAGCGCAGCATTCCTTTTAATGAAAAATGCAGCAGATGAAGCAAGACAAAGATCTATTGCAGCATTCAGTGATCCTATAAAATCTGCAGAGTATTTTGGCGAAACAGTTGTAAGTGGAGTAAAAGCAATAGAAGATATAAACCTTGAAAATGTAAATGAAGGATTAGCAGGAATTGATGAAGGATTAAGAGAAGCAGTATCACAAGACTATGCTCCCCTTATTGAAAAATTAAAATATAGTATTGCGGAATCAGGCGCAAGAGAGTTAAGTTTAACATTTAGCAGTATGCTAGCCTCTGGAATGTCTGCAGAAAATGCAAAGGCAGCAATAGAAGCAATCGCGGTAGAGGCAGGAGCAGCAGGAGCAGAAGCATTTAATTTTGGCATAAAAGAAAATATGTTTAAAGAAATGGAATCTGAAGAAATAGTAGATTCGATAGTGTATGCATATGATCCTGACAAAAATAAAAACTTAAGGTCGTCAATACAACAAGCAATTGATAATCAAGTGGCCCTTCTATCTGAATTAGAAAACAAAATTAATCAATCAACTAGCACTGGTCCTGGTATGGGTGCAAGAGGATTTGGCACACTAGCACAATATGTACCAGATTGGATGACTGGCCTTCCTTTAATTGGTGAGAACCTTCTTACAGCAGAGGAAAATGCATACAGAGAATCTTCAAGAAAATTAGGTCAATTAAAAGATCAATTATTAGAAATAGAAAGTATTTCTGGAGATACATTTTTAAGTATTTCACAAAGTTTGGCTCCTATTTATAAAGATGCTCCAGATCAAATTACCAAGCAATTTGATGTAATTAAAGAACAAATTTTATTGGCTAAAGATGCAACTGGTGAGTTTGCTGCTGGGTGGAGTCAAGAGGCTACAGACGCTTTAATGCAATATGCATCTAGTGTAAGCCCTATAGTTGCTGCAAACGCACATTTGTTTAAAGATCCTATAGATCAAATAACTTTAATGAATATGTTAATGGCTGGATTAGGTCCAGATATTGAAAAAGCATTTGTTACAGGCGCCGACGGAGTTATATATTTTGATAAAACAGTAGCCAATAGTATGATTAATGCTCAAAATAATATTTATAATTTAGAAAATGCAATAAAAGATCTAAAAGAACAATTTGCAGAAGATATAAAACTTGAACTATCTGATGACTTAGAAAGATTAGATAAAAGAATAGTAAATATTACAGGACGAATTGAAAATCTTCAAGAGAAAAGTGAAGATGCTCAAGAGGCTTTACAAGACGAATTTGATGCGGCTCAGAAAGCCTCTGATGCTGTTATAGAAGGATATGAAGATCAAATAGATGTCCAACAAGAAAAAATTGATCTTAATCAAGAAGAAATAGATGCAATTCAAGAAAAGATTGATAAAGAACGCGAGGCAACGGAAGAAAGAATAGAATCTTTAGAAGATGAAAAAGAATTAATTGAAGACTCTGCCGATGCCTATATTGACTCTCTTAAGAAAAAAGAACGTGCTGATGACTACTACTCACAACAAAGAAAAACTTCTCTTTCTGCTTTAGAAAAACTTGCAAGCGGAGATGTATTTGGATTCCTTCAAGAAAGAGAAACACTATCTCAGCAAGCACAACAGTTCTCGTATGATGAAATGATTTCTGGAATTGAAGATAGAAAAGACCTTGAAGTAGAAGCCATTGATGAAACTATTGAAAAAGAGCGTGAGCGTCAAGAAAGATGGGAAGAATCACAGCAGGCAAGAATTGATAAAATTAGCCAAGAAAATGAAAAAATACAAGAACAAATTGATTTAGTACAAGATCAAATTGATATTGAGCGAGATAGAATGGAGGCAGTTGCAGAGGCGTATGACTATGAAATGGAGCGCCTTCAAGAAACCTACGAGACTAAAATAAATAATGCTCAAAACGAACTTGAGGATAAACAAAGAAAACGAACTGAAATTCAAAAACTAATTGATGATGCTGCTGAGGGAGAAATAGTAAGTGCTAAAAGACTTGCTGAAGTTCTTCCAGAAGAACAAGCAAAGATGTATGTTACAAAACAAAAAGAAATTTTAAAGAATATTTTCCTTTATGAAATTGAACAGGCCCGTGCATCTGGGCAAGATATGCAGACAGCGAGAATGACTGCAACCTCCGCTGTTGATGACTTAATTAATAGTTTAATTAGTCAAACTGCTAGATCATCTGCCATACAAACACCAGAAGAAGTTATTTCATTCCTTGGGGCTCCTCCAGATGCAGGCTCTAGCGGTCCTCCCGCTTCAGCAACTTCTTCTACAACGACTTCTTCTGGAACAACTCCAGAAGATCCAAATGATCTAAAAACATGGCGTGCTGGAACTAATGGGCAAAGAAGAACTACCTCAGATGGAACCACATATATTTATACTACAGATGGTGGATGGCAAGAAGTTGGGGCAACTGCTGCTGATGGAGGTGCAATTAAATATCGTGGTGGCGGAGGAAAGATCTCAGGACCAGGGACAGGCACTTCTGATTCCATCCCTGCACTTTTATCCAATGGCGAATATGTAATACGGGCATCTAGTGTTGCTAAATATGGCAAACAGTTTATGGATAGTGTTAATCAGGGCCGTCTTAAAGGATTTAAAGTAGGTGGAGATGATTATGGCGGCAGCGGTAATAATAATACTGGTGGAGGGCAAGATACATACGAGGCTAAAGAACATTATGGCGGCGGGGAAACTGCTCCTCAAAGCGCCCCTCAACAACAATATAATCAGTATGTAAAAGATAATCCAAAGCAACATGAAAAGGCAATAAAAGAAGGAAGAAAAACAACTGATAAGTTAAACAGACAAGTAAGAATATTAAGGCTTTATACTGCAGAAGCACTAACTCCGCAAGGCCAAGTGCCTCTTCCATCAATGATTGCTCCCATCTCATATTCAAGTATGATCGTTAACCCGCTTAAACCATTTATAAGTCAATATGGACGTACTTTAAGACTAGGAGAACAGGATAGTAACGATCTTGATGGTGAAAAGTTTAATAAAATGCTTATTAATCTTAGTATGGGTAAGTATTCTGCTGAACAATTAAAAGGAATTCTTGGATCTCTTGGCGTAACAGATGAAAAAATGGTACAAGAATTTGAAAAATTACTAGGAGCGGCTAGAACTGGAAAAGGAGATCCATCAGATATTACTTTAGATCTTCAAAATAAACTTTCAACCTCATTTAGAATGATGCCTAAATGGATGAAAGAACTGCTTGTTAATAATCCAGATAAATATCTAGGCTTGTCTACTGATGTAGTAAAGGCTCAAAAGTCTTATCAAATTTCAAGAGAAATGCAAATTGCAAGTATTCGTAGACAACAAAAACAAGCATCTCTTGCAGCCGCTGCTATGCAACAACCTCTTAATAATCAAATTATTAGAAGAATTTTTGGGCAGTCTCTTAATGAAGCATTTGTTAAACAACAGGCAAATCAAATATTTCAAAATATTATTGGAGGCGATTCTGGGCTAGACTTAATGCCAACAAATCTAGGCGGCGGCACAGTGCCTGGACTAGGATCTACTCCAACAGATGCTATTCCAGTAGCATCACAAGTTATTTTAGATTTTCTAAGAAGTTGGGGAGCGTCCGCTGCTGAAATGGTGGGTGCAGCAATTGACCCACAGATGGTTGGTAATAATCCTGTTGCAGATACTATTGGTGGCGAATCTTATACAGGAATGTCTAGGGACGAAAAAGCATTTTGGGCAGCAATATCAATACTAGATTTTATTCCTGGCGCAGCAATTTCTAAGCCAATTTCTGGAGCATTAAAAGCAGCAAGAGTAAATGAATTTGGCGTCAAGGCTTTTAGTGGAATAGGTAGATTTATAGAAAGAACTTCTCCAAAGATTCCAGAATATCGTGGTAGACATGCTAGAGAAATATCGCTAGAAGATGCTAGAGAATTTGGTTCTATTCAGGCTCAAAGAATGGGTTATATAACGGACCCTGAAAAACTAAGAAGATTACGGCTACAGCAAACTGCGAAACAAAATCCAAGGTTTACATCTATTTTAAATCAAGCAACTTCTAGAGGAAAAACAGATGAAGAACTTTTGACATTAGCAAATGAATTAGGAATAGTTAAAGGATATCAAAGACCACAATATAGTGTCAGCGATTTATTGGGTCCATCAAGCATAGCAGATGATATTCCAATTCCTTCCTTTTTAAAATCAGCGCCAACATCTGCTACTAGAAATAGTAGAAAAGTTATTTCAAAAGATTATAGTGATATGTTTAATATGTCTGAATCAGATTTTAAAAAGTATATTAAACTAGCGTATCCTAATGC